AATCTAGTTGCAAGGTTGCCAAAGAACGGATGCTTCAGCAGTAAGGCGATCCTTGCCGTAACCAATTTGTCTATGATGAGTTGATCTTTGTAGCCTGACACTATTTAGACTCCATAGCAGTTATGACGTACTTGCCAAACTTCTTATGGAACCTATCAAATGATTTCAACTTGCTAGGATCGAACGGAAGTTTGTAATTTGTTAAGGCAATCTTCGCACCCATAACAACCAACTCTGTCTCAAAGTTGTCCATCATGTAGTTGAAGAACCTGTCCGCTTGTTCATTCCAAGTCTTGTCTTTCTTCTCGTGTGCCTGTTGTAGTTCATAGCACAAAGAAACTGTAAGAGAGTACATCGCTGATATCTCTTTTGTCTTAAGGTCTCGGACCTTACCGCTCAATATATCAGATGGGTTAGGTAACTGACCGCTAATCTTACGATGATTCATAAACTTAACGGCCAGGCCTTCTCCTACGCAACCTGCTACGAGGTCAGTGAGCGTACTTTCTGGCAGGTCATCTGATAGAAGTTGGGATACGAAACTCCATGATCTTGGAGTTGCGAATGATCTAGAACTGCCTCTAGGATCAAAATCGTATAAATCTTGTTTGGCGAACGTGCAATATCCAACAACGTCTGCGTGGATGTGTTGGTTGGTTGCCCATTCCATCCAGTCTTCGAAGTCCACTCTTAATTCTACGTGGACAAATCTGTTTGCCAATGGAGCCGGCATTCTGTAAGTGACACCTTTGTCTGAGTCTCTGTTACCTGCCGCTACAATTGAAACACCTTCTGGTAGGTGATATTGTCCTACTCTTCTGTTTAAAATTAATTGGTAAGCCGCCGCCTGTACAGCCGGTGCCGCCGAATTCAACTCGTCTAAGAAAACGATTGCAGTAGACTTAGGATCAGTTGGCAATTCTGCCGGACTCGCCCATACCATGTTGTTCTCTTTTGCGTTGTAATAAGGAATACCTTTGATGTCTGTTGGTTCCCATAAAGGAAGTCTTATATCGATAACTTCTCTTTTCTCTGAATCTGCAATTTGTTTTACGATATCGGATTTACCAATACCTGGTGCACCCCACATCATGATTGGTCTCTGTAATTTGATACAATGTGTTAGTGCTGATTTCGCCTCGTTGGGTGAAACTGTTCTGTTTTGCGAACCTATCGCCGCCTCTTTGTTTTTGTTTGCTCTTGCCATTTTGTACACTCCTGTTAAAATGTTTATAGTATCATTATAGCAGGAATGTGTTATGCGTCAACCTGGTAAATGTGGTAGAAAAGTCGCAGTTTTACTAGTCTTTTTGCTCATCCATCTTGCTCATTGCCCGTGCAAGTCCGTATTTTGTGATATCTCCAGCGAAAAGCATCAGTTGTAGGGCCATTTTCTCCATGGTTACTATGATCTTCTTCTTGTCAACATAGTAGGGACAGTCAACGAACTCGTCCAACCAGAGGTATGTCTGTGGAGTGAATATGACCTTTGCAGGAAACTTGATGTCATAGGTCTTGAGGTCTAGTTTCTCCAACATCTCCAAACCGGGTTTGGTCAATCTCAGTGATCTGGCCTGGTAACTCTCACGTACATTCTGCCACCAAGTGTAGTAGTTGGTTTTTATACTTTCGTCGTGTGTTGGTTGCTCCAACAGTTCGAGGAAGGTACGGGTGTATGCAGTCTTGCGATCCATACAATTAATTATCTAGTGAATTTGTCGCCGGTTTTTAAAAGGTAAACACCAAACTTGTCAGTGTTGTGTTGTGCGTTCAACTTCTTGGCCAGGTTCTCTGCGTGTCCTGGATTTGAGAATGAAACTTTCTTGTATTTTGGACCTGGATAGTTTGCAACCAAACTTGAACTCTTCAAGTTGATTGGTTTGCCATCATAGAACACCGCCCAGATACCTTCCGCGGCGAGTACCTCGTCCATTTTGAAGGTGGATTTATTGCTGTGTTGCAACAGCACTGTGGGTTTTGGTCTTGACATTATGCTATGCTCTCCAATACGCTCTGTTGGATTTTTAATTTTGTTTCTATTGAATGTTTTTTACCAAGCATCGGTGCTTTTTGTTTTGCCCGTGCTTCTCTAATTCTTTGTTTTGTTTCTTCTGTGTGCCTTCGTGCTTTAGATGTGGCTTTGATAACCATTCTGCCTTGTTCAGTAAGTCCTGTGGCACCACCCATTAAGCCGTCCTCTTCTTTTAAATTGGCGTAATTGCTTGATTCAACAATGTTGTGCTTTCTAGAATATTCTAATGCGTATTTGTTCAACTCTTTTATGTTTGTGAAAACCTTGGTCCAAACAGTTGATACATCATTTCCGTGCTTCTCTAGGTGCTTGGTCCAATACACACCTGAACCCGCGTAGGACTCTGGGTCCTTAATAGTCTTCCCAAAGTACATCAATCCTGTTTGATTGTGTTTTTTTAAATATAGATAGGTGTCTCTCATACACTAATATTTACCAAAAATCTTATCGTGTGCGAGTATTGGATGGGTCTGCTCATAGATATCTCTTTACAACTAGTATTTACCAAAAAAAAAAATAACAAATGATTAATTTTTGACGCTCGAAAGCACGGCTGTAAATACACCACAATGTCTTTACAACAATACGATCTACTATTAATCACAGGATGTTCTCACTCATGTGGAATGGAGATGAACGATCACTTGTTGCCCCCAGCGGATAACTTACAGATGAGACAAGCAAACATATTCGATTGGGGCAGGAAAAATCTAGAGGTAAAATCCAGAAATTTTGCCACTCTTAAGGACTTGATTGACCAGCAGTGGACGAAACAAGAAAAGGCAAACAGTTGGCCTAGTATGCTAGAACAAAAACGGGTATCCGTGTGGTTAACCTTGCCACTATCGGAGCATCGTTTGGTAGATCATTGCTGTCTTATTCAAACTTTTTACGCAACGATTGGGATAAGGAAAGGACTGCTGTTATACACCAAGTGCCAGCATCCGGAAGAATGTGTCTTAGATTTGACAGTCCGAACGGAAAGGTGGATATTGTTCCAGGTAACGTTGACAACTTCGGATATGATAGTAATTTTTTTAAAAAAGAAATAAAAAACGTACATGAAAGATACAAGAAAATTATAACAAATGATTTATACATAAGAAAGTATAATTCTAAACTAGTGAATAGATTTAAAAAACTTTCATCTGAAAGGAAAATAGACCAATTCTATATAGTTGATAAGGATTTTGCCGCTGATCTAAGTTTGGAAAAAATTATTATACAGGATTTTGAAACTTTCCGTAAAAAATACGATCGTGGTAAATTTAGCCACCCGATAGGAACCCAGTTCAATACTGATCTAAGTGATCTAGTTATTCAGGCTCTTTCGTAGAAAAGTTTCCACCGTCCATCTCGACATTAATGGTTTGGGCTTCCTTGGCCGACTTGAGTGCTTCAATTATTTCTTCCTGTATGGTCACCATACGTGTCATCACTTGGGTCAAACTGTCTGCCAACTGATCGGCTTCTTTTGCCTGGATGATGATCTGTCTTTCACCCCTCTGTCGTAGGGTTCTGATCCTGCCGATGAGATCCTCAATTGGACGTGTTTGTATCTTGGAATTCTTTGACTGCATTGTTCAATACCTGTTGCATTTCTAGTTTAGTTTTTATTGGTCCTTTGTACTCATATCTCGACAGTGTGATCATCTTTGGACAGTATGCTTTTCTCCAACCTTTTTCAAAACAGATTATGTAATAACCTGCACAAAATTGGCTTTTGCTTTTGGGTGTCTTTGTGTACACTGGCAACTGCTTCTGAACATCGAACATTGGATTGTATGGATGTTGTCCACATGGGTATCCATGCACATCAAAGTTGTCCGTTTGTATCTCTTCTGCAGGTTTTTTGATGTTTGACTCATCAAAAATGCCAAATCCAAACTTTGTGAACAGGCTTTCCTGTGTGTGGAACACTTCTTTGCTTTGCTGTTTGCTGAGGAATATCCAACCGTTGTCCGCTTGTTTCTGCAGGGTACCTAACTTTTGGCCGTTTTGCTCGACTATCCAAAATTTGTCCTTGACTAAGGTTTTTGCACGTACTGTCATGATACTAACCTCGCATTAAAAGGCTCCACATACAGTTGAGCCTGCTCACTAATCCTATTTAAATCGTACTTGCCACAGAACCTCATGAATCTGATTCCAACTTGGTCTATGCTTTTGTTCTCTGCCTTAGCCTGTGCAATCGTTTGATCAAGTTCTTCTACTATGGCCTCTGGTTGTGCGTGTAAATCTACCAATGCTCTGTTCCTTTCATAGTCTTCCATCACTCTGTGCTCGTTGCCATCATGATCTACCCATTTAGATAGCATTAAATTGTTCCAAGTGTAGCCTTTTTCATTACGATCCGCATATGCTTCCTGCAGGCCTATCTTGTTCTTTGTGCCCTTGGTACGCACACCTGGGTATGCTGAGAATATGTTGTCACTGGGATCACCCCTCATGGCCTTCTCGAACACTATCCACTCTGTGTCAGGTGCAGGCTTGGGTGCTTTTAATTTTTTGTCTATCACAGGCTTGCCCGATTTAGCGTCAAACCAACCTTCATGTGTTAGTGTGGTCTCGTTAACACCATTGTACTGTTTCACACGTGGTGTGATTAACTGATTTAAATCTTTGTCTGTGCTTATGATAACATGATTCTGATCAGGATGTTTGTCTATCCATCTTGCTATCAGGTCATCTGCTTCTGTTCTGGGGTTACGCAACACTGTTGCGTTTGTTTTAGTCTTTATGAAATCACAGAAGTCATCGTATACTTCCCAGAACACTTCATTCTCTTCTTTTTCTTTCTCAGTCATGGCGTCCGCCATTTCTTTACGATTCCTTTTATATGGTGCATACATATCTTTTCTGAATGATCTACCTTCAAGACAGAACACCACATGTGTGCCTCCGAAGTCCTGCCATGCCTTCTTGATTGAATTCATCATGATGTGTATGGCCATTCCGACCTTCTCAGAAGTATCACCTCTGATCACATGTCTTGCCCTAAAGAAAGTGTTGGCTGTGTCTACAAGTATGTGTGTCAACTTAACCCCACCAGTTCTGTGTGAACTTGGGAAGTTTCTTTTTGATAGGAGTCCATATCGCCGCTTCGGCTCTGCCTATGAACTTAGGTCTCGGAACCATCCAACCAATCAAAACACCAAGTAAAAAATAACCCATTATGATACCTCAGTCTTGCCATCGTCTCGTCTGTTGATCTGCACGTATCCAGATCCAGTTACATCGATGCCTTGTTCGTTTCCTATGGTCTTACATAAAGTTTGAAACCATCTGTCTACAATCTCTTCTTCACTTGCACCTTCGTATCCAGACTGTTTCAACATATTAACAAACTCGTCGTTCCAGTCCAGTTCAAAGAATCCATTCCTAGGATTTTCAGGGTTCACGTTTAGATT